TGCTGACCAGATGTCTTTGATCCAGGCGGGTCTTTATACGGGTAATGCGAGCCTGGATTTCGCGAATCTCACGGAGTTGATGGCGGAGCAGCGGAGAGAGCAGGACTTGCAAACGTTGCAGGTAGCCAGGTACAACACTATGACTGACTTTGGCAGAGACACCGGTGCTATTGCTGCGATCCGGGAGTTCCAAAATGCTGGTGGCACTAATCTTTACGAGTTTGATTACGATAGTTCTGCAGTTGTCCCTGCGGTTCCCAAATCGCCGTATCAAACGGAGACGGACAGGGTGGTGAGCAGTTTGCCTGCGAAACCCAAGGCTGGATATGGGGCTGACGGCATTTGGCGTGACCCTAACGCCAGGACGACGAACGTGACTCCGACTTTCATGAATAATTCTGGGGTTATCAGGAATCTTCCCACAATGCAAAACGCCGAGTACGCTACACCGAACCCGGTTGCTCGGCCCGAGGGCGTCGACTGATGATTACTTCGTCTGATCTTGTAGGGAGCGTGAAGAAGCCTGCGCCTGTCCATAGGGTCAGGCAGAAGGCTTCTACTCCGGTGCATGATCTTCGGTCTGGTGCTGACGAATCTCCCCCTGTGGGTGATTTTGGTTCGTTGTTGCTGGGGAAACCTAAGGCTAAGCCGGTGCCGAAGGCTAAGCAGCGGCGCCCTATCCCTCACAAGCGGGTTAAGCAGCTTCGCCGCAAACAGTATGAGAGGCCGTCTGGTAACGGTTTTAATGGCGGGGTGACCGGTTCTGGTCGGTCGTTAGTGACTGTTGACGATTTGACGTCGTTTACTACTCGGGCAAGAGTTGATGTGGTTGCTGAGGCGGCAGAGGTTCTGCCTATAATGGTTGATAACCGGGCGATTAAGGAAATCCCGAAGGTTGAGGTAGAGCCTTTGTGGGATAAAACTTCTGCGAAGCGGGTGCCTAAGAAGGTGGAGCCTTTGACTGAGGGTCCTGTTTCGGAGAAGAAGCCTGTGAAGCTCCCTCCGCAAACGTTTGGTGGGCGCAGTCCTGCGGTTTTGAGGAAGAAAAAGAAGTCTTCGGCTTCAGAGTCTGTCCCGACTGTTTCGGAAGTGGCCCGTAAGTTAGCTAGTCATGCCGTTCTTGAACGGCCTCCACCAGCAAGAGGTGTCTGATGCCTGAGATTTTTGAATCGTTTACTCGGAGTGACGCAGCGTCCACTCCTTCTACTCAGCGGCGGGCTCAGGGTCCGCTGGTTGAAACGTCTGCGTCTGATCTGGGGGAGTTGGCTTCACGGGCTCAGCAGCGTCAGCGGAAACTGTTGGACACTTCTAAGAGTCTTGGCAGTAACATTTTTCCGGCTCAGAGTGAGCCGGGTGCGATGCCTAATTTGTTGGGTGGTTCTGGTCAGCCGCAGGGCATGAAGGGTGTCGCTAACGTCATCCCGAATCGCAACAAGGTGAACCACAACGATGTTTCCAAGCGTTCTGGTCAGGTTGATGGCGCCGATTTGGGGTTTGTTCCGCCTACTGACAGGCCGACGATGTTGGAGGATCGGCCTTTGGATGTGGGGTATACGGCGTTGACGCCTACGCAGAGGAATCAGGCTCTTCGGTCGTTGAAGGTTGATGTGAAGAACTTTGCGCAGAACCCTGAGACGGGTGAGCCGTGGCGTACTGGTTCTGGTGCGACGATCTTGGCGTTTGATCCGAAGTTGTCTGGGGCCTCAGACTTGTTCCTGGCTGAGGATGCGGTGGCGGCTCATTCGGTGGTGTTTGGTGTTGTCCGTGATGCCGGTATCACGGCGGTGCCGTCTGTGCGTGGCGGGTCTGATCTGGATGATCATGGTTATGCGGTTGAGTGGGATGTTGATCCTGCGGAGTTGGGTCGTTTCCGTCAGGCGATGGACGAGTTGGGTCCTGATTCTATGGTGAATATGGGTGGCGGCAGGTTGCGTGTGACGTTTGGTGCCGAGCACAGGTTGAATTCGTTCTTCTTCAAAAGCCCGTTTGGTTCGAGTGAGAAGGCGGAGCCTCCGCCGTTGCCTGCGAGTGTGCAAGTCCGTCAGTTGCTTGAGAACAGGAAGAAGTCCCGATGAGAGTTAAGTCGTTTAATGCTAGTGGCGGGGTTGAGCCCACTCCTGTGTGGCTTATGAATCTGGTTGCTCAGATGGGGTTCCAGTTGGAAGAGGAGGGGGTTCCTGAGGAGGAATTGTCTCCTGATCAGACGCAGCCGTATCCGTTGTTGTCGGAGACTGACCCGTTGGGTATGGGTGAGGAATTGTCTCCTGATGAGCAGTTCCGGCAACAAGGTCCTCAGTTGACAGCTGCCATCCTCGAGCAGAAATTTAGGGATGACGCTGGTTCTTCTGAGCCTGCTGGTGGTGGCGCCGGTGGTGGTGGCGGTGGCACATTTGTGCCACAGTTTACTGGCGCTCCTTACCCTGGGTATCCGAGTTTGCCTCAGCGTCCTGGCACCCCGCAGTCCACTTTGAGCAAATTGTATGAGAGTCAGCGTGCGGGTGGGCACCCTGGGGGTGTTGACAGTGAGATGCCCCTTAGGCCTGCTGGGCCTGCTGGCGGCGGCGGCGCCGGTGGTGGCGGTGGCGGCTCATTCGGCGGTAGTAGTGAGTCTTGGTTTGACGCAGTGTTTCGCCAGCCTCAAGATGAGAAGCCGTCGTTCGGGGAATTGGCACAGGGTTACGGGAGTAAGTGGAAGGAAGGGTTTGGTGACATATTGGGCTTTCTGGCTGGCGATCTTGCAGGTGACGGAGACGCTCCAGCGGGGCCTCCTAGGCCAAGTGGTGGCCTTTCGGGTATGGCGGATGCTCTGGGTGGAACTTCCACTCCTTACGCAAGGGAACCAGACACACGTCCGGTGGGCGCTGATGTCTTAAGGGATGACGCTGGTTCTCCTGGTTTCGCTCCGGATTACTTGCCGAGTGGCGAGCCTGCTCCTCCTCTTCCAGCGTCGATGGGCGGCCGCTGGACTTCGCCTGCTGGTAGGGCGTTGGCTAGGTCTGAGGAGGCTTCTAATGACGGCGAGTCGGGTGGCACTCCTATTCCGGGTGTGGACGGCATGTACTTGGAAGGGTTTGCGCCCTTGCCGCCGCCGCCGTTTAACCAGTACACGGACCTGTTTGCTCCGTGGAAGGAGTCTTTCTACGGGCAGCAACGCCTTGATTTCTTGAACGAAACAATCGGCGGAATCCAGGGGGACTTGGATGCTAGGAACAGTGGAGGTGACGTTGAATGGCAGACGTACAACAAGCTGCTCCGAGAGCGGGGGCAGGTACAGGCTGACATGTATATGGACAGCCGCAGGCATATACGGGAGATGACTAATGAGCTTCGTCAGGAAGCACACGAGTTGGGTGAAATGGTTCCTGACGAGCTGAATCAGACCCGTATGAATATGCAAATGGCGGATGTGCTGGGTGTGACTGTGGACGATCTTGCGGGCCTGTCCAGGTCAGAAGTGGAAATACTGTTTGAGCAGGGGTACCCGGAGTTTGAAAAACGTCAGATGGCGACAGATTTCATGTTGCAAAGCCGTACTGAGCAATACGATTTGGGTCTAGATACCACCCAAGGCGGGATGGGCGAGATATTGACGCCAGTAATCGGCATGCAACTTGACGGAAAAATTGATGTGAACGACGACGGCTCTTGGGGAATGCCAAATTATGAAATGTTTGATGAGGCTGATCACTTGTTTTATGCGGCGTGGATGCTGCGTGCGGATTTGGACAATGCTGATTTCCCTAGAGAATCCTTGGATGAAGAACGCCCGGAGCCTGTGACGTACTTCGTGCCCGGAACGGAAACCGTAAATCCCGCATACGCCACTGCTGGCGAGTACATCGTCACTGGTCAGACCGTGTTTGATTCATACTTCGACGTTGGGCCTCAGGGTGCCTACCCGAACCCTGACTTTCACGCTGCTCTCGAGTCGCTGGGTTTAACAGGCGGTGCGCAAATGAGGGCCTTGTCGGGGATGGTCGCTGACCTTGTCAATAAGACCCCTAGCACGACTGACATGACCACGGCTCAGACGTGGTTCAGGGTCTTGGCTTTGGGGCGTGGCTAATGCCGCCTCGTGATGCCGCAGGTCGGGTCATCAGGTCTGGCACTACCAATCTCCAAAAGTTTTTGGATACGGACCCGACTGATGTGGAAGCCCCGGACAACCCTGACTTCGAGCTTGTTATTCAGGAACTTGAGGGTCTCCGCCGTAATCCGAACCTGTCTATAGATACTGTCCGTCAGGTTGATGAGGTTTTGGCGGCTGCTCGTCAGGGTGATACTTCGGTTCTCTCCACGCCTATTGATGAGCAGTTGAACAGTAATCCGATCATGGATGTTCTCGGCAAGATCGGCAGTGGCCTGTGGGAGGGTGTGGATTTCCTTGGGTCTGGGGTCCGGTCTACTCTCAACCAGCTTGGGGCTGGCCTGCGTGCAGCGGGTTTGGATTCCGGGCAGGAGACTTTCACTGAGCAGGACGAGTTTGGTATTCAGGGCTGGCTGGCTGGCTTGTCTACTGGTAGTGACACTGTGTCAGGTAAGGACCTTTTTTGGGATAAGGACTATCAGGCAGAGGGTCTGGGTGATTCCGGTGTGTTTGGGGAGGGTCACAGTTTCAACATTCCTGACTGGATTCCTGTTCTCCCTGACAGGCTTCCCACGCCTGACATCGACACGATCATGGGTCTTGGTGCCGAGATTGCGACTGATCCTTTAACGTTCCTTCGAGCGCCTGGCATTATCAATCAGGCGACAGGTCTGGCTAGCACTGGGTCTGTTCGTGGCGGGCGTGCCGGTCACGCCCTGAGAATAAACAGGATGCTTCGGGGTAGTAAATATGACGAGCTGTCTCAGACTGTCAAGGATGCGGTGCAGGAGTCGGTGGAGCAGGGTGGTATCACCACTCTGATCCGTGACGCTAAGCGTTCTACTTTGGAAGGGTTTGACGTTGAACTGTTGGACTCTCTGGGCGTGCAGCGGGGCCTCAACTTTGCGGGGGCGACTGTCCCTCACACGGAAGGGTTCGTTGAGATAATGGGTGCGCTCAGGCGGAGTGGCCCTTTGAGTGATCGGAAGTGGTCTCGGGCGTTTGACAAGCTGGCTGACGGCATTGAACAGTCGGGTATCAACAACTTCATAAAGTCGGTTGATAAAGATGGGCTCGCAAGGTTCACACCATTCGAGCAGGTGGGCTTGAAAGATATTATAACGAGGGCTTCGCTTGTCCAGCGGCAGGGGATGGCGACGTCATCTGACATCATTGCTATCTTCACTGATAAGTACGGGCTGATAAAGGACATTTCTGAGGACACGCTTCGTAAGACTTTGGAGAACGCCGATAAAAGTGTCCAAGTTACCAAGGACGCTATAGGTAAGAAGTCTGTCGATTTCGAGCGAGCGGTGGACGACGTTCTGTTGTTTGCTGCCAGGCAGGAACTGACTGTCCACCAGCTTGTGGAGGGGTTGGGAGAGTTTATTGACGAGGCAGGCTTGAAGCCCAGGGTGGGCCGGGATGGTTTGGGGTTGGCTGCGAACTCGAGGCAGTTCACTCGTGAAGGCGCTGCGGCTTCCCCGCTGGCAAGGTTTGTGGCTGACACGGAGAACTCTACGACGTCTCGCATCCTGGCCCCAGCGGTTGCTTGGGCGTTAGTAACTCTTGATTCTCATGCGACCAGACTGCTGCCTGGAATGGAGAGTGCTGATTCGTTGGAGCCGTGGCGGTACTTTGGTGCGGAGAGGCTAAAGGAAGCTGACGAGGAGCTTGCTTTACGGCTTGCCGGGAATCAGCCTGGTTTGTCCAAGCAAGGAATCTTGAATCGGGGTTTCGGTACTCTTCGCCAGTTGTGGGGAAATATTGCTGTTATCCAAGCTTTGGATGAAGCCGCCGAGTTTGGCTCTGAGGGTTTGAAGGGCTCGTTTTACAGGTTGTCTGATTCTCAGGATGCTTTGGCTGACGCCATGAAGACATTCGGGGTGGACGATCTGGGGCAACCTATTGATGCGTTCGCTAAGGAGATCGGGGACCTTACAGGGTCGAGTGATCAGCTTCTGGGACGGATCAAATCTAAGGCGTTTTCAACGAATGACGCGAACCTGATCGGGGAAGACCCTGTGCAAGGGTTTGTTTCGTCAAGGTTTGATTCCTACATGGCGAAACTTCGGTCTGACAACATGGCAGACCTGAAGATGGGGGACATGACCAAGCCGCTCGCCCGCATTGAAGCGCTGATCAGGACTGGGAAGCGGCATCAGCAGGCTTTGACAAACTCCATACAGGAGTACGCAAACAGTGTGGGTATCCAGGTTGGGTTGGAACGCAAGTTTGACGGGTTGAACTGGGAGCGAGCCCAGGAACTTTGGGGTGAAGGCGGTAGTCAAGGACGTGCCGCTCTTGGGAAAGAGGTTGATCGGATCATAAACGAGACCTGGTACAACCCTCGGCTGGGCACCCAGGAGGGTGGGGCTTTCGGTGACGCCAAACTGTTCGCTCATGAGGACCGGGCGATCATCCAGTTTGCGTTCAACAAGGACGAGTCGATGGTCCTGGGACCACTCGAAAATCTGACTAGGTGGATGGACGAGTGGACTGGTGCTGCGCAAGAAACAATGGAGCAGTACAGGCGGCATTTCTCCCCTGAGATTGCGGAGCAGCTACGCAACATTGACACGATCTTCTATGACGAACTCATCAACAACTCTGTGTTTGGCAACACGGTAGAATTAGTCCTTCAAGGTAAGGGTTACGGTGGTCAGTACAACCTCCAGTCTTTGACAAAGGATCAGATGGGGGCGTTGGCTGAGGACGTCTCTAGCGTCCACTTCAGTCTTCCTGGTGCCACAGACTTCTTTGGTGGTGCTACTGGCTGGGCTGACACCATGCTCGAGGCTTCCAAGTTCCTTAACCGGTTGCAGAAAGCACAGTTGGGCAACGAGTCTGTAGACAGGTTGTTTGGGGTGTTAGCGAAAGGCAACCGTACGTTCTTCCGTGGGCAGGCCGTGTTCGGTGCAGGGTTTATGCAGCGGAACAGTGCAGGTGCGTTCCGTGTGAACTTCCTGAATGGTGTCCGCACGTTTGGTGACGGCGGCTACCGGCAGTTTGGGGACGTGTACAACACGTCCCGTGCAGCACTGCGGGACGAGGCAATCAACCTGATGCGGCCCCGCACATCGGCGTTGTGGAAAGAGCTTGATGATGAGCTAGTCGAGCAGGCTCAAGAGCTTGCCTACTCGGGTGTGCTGATGTCCACATCGTCTGCCGGTAACCTTTTGGACCGTGCGTTTGAGGCGCAGGAACGCAGCATTGGCGGTGGTGAAGACCCTGGCTTGTTGGGCAGGGCTGCTTCAGCTAACGCTAACGCCCTGTCCAGGGTGCAGAACACGATTGAACAGCCTGCGACATCGCTTGTTCAGACGATGACACAAGGCCCAGGCAAGCTGGGTCGTGGTCGTGGTGGCGCACTGGCATCCGAGATGACATTGGGTAACAGTCTGGATGGTTTGAAGGCTGCGACAAGGCAGGAGTTGGAGTCGTATTTCCGGGGTGCTCTCGCATGGTCAACCATGCGTAATGGCGGCACGATTGGTGACGGCATGCTGGCTGTGTCCCGCAACCATTTCGACTACTGGGATCTCACTACCACTGGTCAGATCGTTGACGAGTTCATGCCGTTCTTCCTGTTCCGTGGCCGCATGACCCGATTGACTGCCGAAATGAGCATGTCTTCACCTGGCGTCCCCTCCCAGATCCAACGCTTCAGGGACTCCCAGGAACAACGTGACCCGCTGGGCGCTGCCGGGAACCTGTCCCGGTACACGTTCGGGGTCGGAGGGTACAAGGGTGTGGACTTCGAGTTCGACGTCTCTGACCCTTTAGACGACGTGGGCTTGGGCACCCTGCGTTCTGCCGCCAACTTCCTTTCAGCGCCAGGACGCAATCTGGACGAGTTCGTCCAACAAGAACTGCTTGAGCCTTTAAGCCCGATCATCCCCTGGCAGCAGTTGATCAACGTTGCTTCCAGAGGTGATGGTTATTACGAGGACGGGCTTGAACCTGTCGCCATGATGGATGGCATCCCTGCTGAGGTGATGAGGCAGGCTGTCAAAATCCCTCTGGTCAAAAACCTGTTGGAAGCAGGCGGTCTGATTGACACTCGTGACGGTGAACTTGTTTCCACTCCAGGGGCAATGAACTACTTCACTGAGATACTCCCACTGTTAGCGATTGTGGAGAAGGTCGGTGAAGGCAGCGGGTACTTCCAGGGGCTCGACGAAGACTTCGGGGACAACCCGACAGAAGCACAGTTGAAGTCTTTGGAAGTGGACCAGGGTAAGCGTGAACGCCAGATGTGGAACGTGCTGTTCAGCTTCTTCGGGTTCCCGTTCGAGGTCATTTCTCAGGACCAGCGTGACCGTGTAGCTAAAGACATCGGCATGGAAATCCTTGACTACGACAAGGTTATTGATCAGCTGTCAGCTGTGCGTGACCGGCAGTACACGCAGGCTGCGGTGAACCAGGTAGCCAACCCTCTGGAAGAAGCTGTGGCTGGCGCAGCTAAACGTGCCGGTATCGACCAGATGTACGCTCAGGTGCCGTGGAACAATTACCGTCTGGACTATGCCATCCCGTCGCCTGACGGCGGCATCCTCATGGCTGTGGAAGTCGACGGGTATGCGTTCCATTCATCCCCCGAGCAGAGAGCTTCGGATGCTGAACGGCAGGCAGCTATTGAAGCTGAGGGCATCATCGTGCATCGGGTGTTGTCTCGAGACTTCCGTGCTGACCCTGACGGTGAAGGCCAACGCTTGAGGGATGCTTACGATGAGGCTATGCGTCGGTATGCTTTAATGTTTACCGGTGGTTGATGTTCCCGGCGTCAGCTACAGGGATGGGGCCGACATGTTTGATGGCTATCAGCCCGGTCTGTTTCCGTACTTTAATCTGCCCTAGTTCTGCTGACGCTTTGCGTGCGGCTATGCGTATGCGGGCACACATTTTGTGGACACGTTCCTGAACTACCTCCCAGGAATCCGATGCGGATTCTTCAGGGAGTAGTTCTGCCGGTATAGCCCAACGCCATGTTTCGGATTCGTCGTAGACAACAGCCCATCCTTGATGTTCTTCAAGGTTCGGGTTCTGTATGTGATGTTGGCGGGCGAGTACGAACAGCGGGAAAAACCTGTCGTAAGTTTTCAACTCGGGGAAGTCCCCGAATGTCATCGCAGGTGGGTGTGTCAGCAGACGATGCTCGAGTGCTTCAACCCGTTTCTCTAACTGTTTAATAGTCGGCATTCTCAGGCTGGCTTTCAAGCCACACTTTGATGTGTAACGGCAACGGTTTGATGGGGATGCCGTAGGAGTCGCATGCCCATGCCAGGCGTGCGAGTTCGCTTCGGTACCATTTCAGTCGTGACCCTGGACCGTGGTCCTCGAGTCTTTCGTCGTGGATTCGGAGCAGGTAGTTGATCAAATCAGTGCCGCATGTTTTGTCTACGAGGTGTAGCCATCGTCCGATGTTTGCACTGTTGTCGATGTACCGGTGGTGGGCTTGGCATAGGGACCAGCCGTTCCATTCGTGGAGTGAGGCGAAAGCGTTCCCTTTCTTCGGAATGATGTGGGCGCATTGCATGTGGCCCACGCATTCGTGAGGGAGTACGCCGTTGGCTTGACAGCCGTCGTTGTTGGCCCGCACGATGAGGGAGTGGAGTTGAAGGCAAGCTTTTTTGGCTTGCTTCAAAGTGGGTGCTTTACTCATCGTCGTCGCAAATGTTGTCTAAGCATTCGTAGCAGCAGCCGGTGATGAGTTGTTCTCTGGTGTTGATGTCGACGTCTGGGAGTGCTCGTTGGATGAGTTCGCCTTTCTGCCATGCCTGGTATCCGTCTGTGGGCACTGTGATGGTGAACCGTTGGGGGCACCACACGCATTTGTGAATGATCGTTGTGTTCATAGTTCTTCCATGATGGATGCCACTGTGGATAACAATGTGGAGCCGTGTTCGCAGTCCAAGATTTTCCCGGCTAACGCTTTGATCAACGCCAACTCGAGGTTGTCCATTCGCAGCCAGCCAGCCAGCCCGTCAGTTGGGGATGGCATGGCTGCTGGTTCAATGATGTCAGAACACCAGTGGAATTCAAGGCTGATCACTTCGTTCATGAGGTCAAGGATCATTGCCTGTTCAGGGCCTGCCTGAATGCGTCGTACTGCCTGATGCAGGTTGTCCCATTTGGTGGGGTTGAACACTGTGAGGTTGTCCCAGTTGCCTGTGAACTTTGGGACGGCATCGTTGGGGAGTGTGGTGCCTGGTGGCTGTTTAATTTTGATTGGTGGTGGTGCTGGTTCGTCACCGAACCCGCCTGAAACGGTAGTCATTCTTCTTCTCCGAAGTTCAGTTCAAGGTTCAAGTCGATGAGCGGGATGGGTTTGCGTCTGCGTAACGCAGCCCCAATATGGAACAGTTGCAGCATGTTGCCTGCCAACCGTTGCGGCACAATAACGGTTGTTTCAGCTGCGATCTCAGACATCATCATCTCGAGCACGTCCACCAGTGTCATGTGGTCTTGCTGGATCATGTCTGCGTTGCCTTCAGCAATGTTTGTGAGTGCTTGAAGGATGTGGGGTTTCGGGTTGTCGTGCAGGATGTTTGTTATCCGCTCGAGCTCCACCATGTATCGGTCTGGTTCTTCTGTGGTCATTGTCTTATCCTCTTCCATATGCTCTGTCTACTTTCTCTAAAGCCACTTTGAGTGGGTAGGTTTCACGGTCGTCTGTTTGTGTGGACCATACGTCTGACACGATGTCTCGTGCTTCAGACATGGACAGGTCTTTGCCTCGGCAGTACATGGCGAGGGTGTGGAACACGTTGTCTCGTTCGCCTTTGCGGACGTTTTCGTTGCCGTTGAACACACGCCGGATGTGGTACGGGTCAAAGTTACTGTCTGGGTTCCCTCCCCTGCGGGTGGGGCCGTCTTTGTATTGTTTGCGTTCAGGTAGTGGCGGTGGTTGCCACATGGCTGCGAGTCGTTGGAGTTGTTCGACTGGTGTGCGCAGCTGTAAGGCTTGCGGCACCCAGTCTTGGAACCCGATTGATTGTCCGTTTGTGTCCCACATGACTTGGCGTTCGGAGTCAATGGTGCAGTCTCTGCCGCTGTTGGGGTATGGGAGTCGGACACAGTTGCCGTACTCGCCTTCCCCGATGAGTTCTTGTTTCGGGTTCAGTTCGACAGCTTCAATCTGTGACATCTGGTGGACCCAGAGTCCGGCACGCCTGGCGATAGTCCCTGACATCCAGTCATCAGCAAAGACCCAGACGTGGAAGCCTTTACTCCTTGATGTCTCCACCCATGCCTGTATCCCGTAGTATTCCCAGGCTTGGGCGTATCGCCAGGCGAGGTCTTCAGCCTCACTCGTATCAAAGTCTGAGCATATCCATTTGCATCGGTTGCCGTCACGCAACGGGTAGATGCCGATGGCCCCACGGCTTTCGAGGTGGTTGACAACGAAGTCGGTGAATCCGTACTCGACCTTGTGTAGGCGTGGCGGGTTGTCCAGAAACACTGCGTCCTCCCGACCCTCGAACAGGTCATAGAATTGTTCAGTCGTCACGTCGTTCCCATTTCTGTCCTACAACACTTCGTAGATCAGCTAGACCTGACAGCACTGTGTCTGCTGCTGTCATTGTCCGCACTAAACCTGTTTCCTTCTCAATGGCGTACTGTTCCTCGGTGCCTGGCACCCCGTCGTTCATATACTTGTACGACTGTTTGTTCTTCAACAACGCCACATGCATTGTCGGGCAGTGTTCTTCCTGCGCTTCAACACTGGCGTCAGCTTTAGGGTCGAACACTTGCCTGCGGACACTCGTGATCGTTTCCATCTGAGCGACACCACCATAAGCGACCTTCGTGATGTCCATCTTGGCGTCGCCTCTGGCAGCGCCACGGTTCGCCTGATGGATGACAACCCACGGGATGCCAGTGTCTTTCGATAGTTCTTTGAACGCTGTGGCCTTCTGGTCGATAGCGCCAGTCTGATCTTCACCAGTACTGCGGGCTGACCCGAAGTAGTTGAGATAGTCGTAGGCGGCGAGGACAAGTTTTTGTCCGTAGTACTGTTCTGCTTCAGCGATGTAGGTAACCATGTCGTTACGGCCACGGTTCTCTTCGTCTACTGACAGGTACGGGAACGCTTCTTGCAGAGCGCCGATCTTCTTGTTCGCTGACCATGTAACCAGCTGCTCGAAAGGGATTCCGTGTGCGATTGTTATGAGTTTGAATAAGACAGCTTCAGAAGCCTCGTCGGGGGAGAACACGACCATCGGATGATGGCGGTTCTCCCACAACAAGCGGAGCAGAAGCTGAGTTTTGCCGTGATGACTGAAACCCACAAGCATGTGTAAGCCTTGCCTGAGTCCTCCCATTAGCGCTCTGTCTAGGGAAGCGAGCCCGAAAGGCACGCCGGGGGATTCGTCTGGGTCTTTTGCGTAGGCGGCAAGGGGCTTGAATAAGGCCCCTCGTTCTTTCAGAATTTCTGCTTCGTGCCTCGCAAATTGGGCTGCGAGGTCGTCAACCATTTTATGCAGTCACTCCGAAAAAGGCGAGGTGATTGTCTGGGCATTGGTTGAGCCATAGTGCGTCGGTGTCACGGGTGAGACCGTTCTGTGCGTAGAACGCTGAGGTCTCTTTGATTTTGAAGTCTGGGCCTCGAGGGTTCTTCTTGTCGACACGGTTGTCGTAGAACGATTGGGCGCTGCCTGCCTGGAGTTCTTGGACGATCATGTCCCACTTCGGGTAGTCGGCTGGCACTGGCGGCTTGGTCCGTCGCACTCCTGCTGGTGTTGCTGGGGCGGGGGCTGGAGCCATTGGTGCTGGCGCTGCGACTGGTGGCGGTGCGGTGAACGCTGTGCCTGCTGCTGGGTTTGTGGGCGCTGATGCGACTGTCGTTGCTCCTGGGAACGTTTCCATGATCCGGTTCTCGTGCTGTTCGTATGTGTACGACAGTCCAAGTTGTTCAAGGGCTGCGCCTTTCACGCCGAGGAACGAGTCTTGGATCATCTTGTCGACGTCTTCTTGCGGGGTGCCTTCCGCTACTTCGAACTCTTCAGTCACTGAAGCATGTGCCGGTTCAAATTGGGACACTTGTTTTGTTCGTGAGTAGTGGACGGTGATTTTACGGTTGCTCATTTGGGTATTTCTTTCTCTTGGTTGTTTATTGAGATCGTTTAGTAATTGGGGGAGTTCTTTAGGGAGGATGGGGCCTGATGGCACGGGGTCTTTGAAGAACTGGTCGGTGTCAGTCATTGTCGGAGTAACGTTTCAGGTTTTTTCTGTATCCGGGTTGAAGCCGTTCTCGGTGTGTTAGTCCACCCCAGACGCCTTGTATGTTTCTTTTGTCTGAGTTTGCTTCAGCTGCGCATTCCTGTTTGACCTGACACAGCTTGCATGTTGCGAGGGCTATCCGTGGTCTTTCCCCTTTGTTGGGAAAAAACAGAGCCGTTTCCATGCCTTTGCATTTTGCTTTGCTGCGCCAATCATTCATCGGGATGGTGTTCCTTTGGTGCAGGTAGGAGACCGGCATCGACTTTGCGTTTCAATTCCACAATGTTGTTCTGTTCGCCAGGCCAGAAGGATTCTTCGTGTTCACCACGACAGCGGCCGAGAGCGAACTCGGAACACCAGCGGGGTGAGCAGTGCCAGTCGTCAGGACCCAGCGGCCACGGGTCGTCTACTCCAAGCTTCAGGATGGTCTTCCCCCATGAAAGCACTTCAGCAAGCATCATGTCCCATTTGCTTGTGGTCAGCTCCATTTCGTGTACGAGATGATGGTTGGGGTCACGTGTCGGTTTGTATCCGTCGCCGGTGCGTGGGATGAACCCAAAGTTGAAACGTATTACAGGCATGCCGGTTTCTAAATGTTTACTGTATGTGTATATAGGGGCCTGGCAATCGTATCTGTCTTTTTTCCATGCATCTTTTTTGTCGAAGCGACCAGTTTTCCAGTCCCATATGGTCCCGTTCCCGTCGTAAAAGTCAATTGATCCACGCAGGCGTACTTGGTCGTTGCCTTGTTGGAGGATGAGCACATCGAAGCGTTTTTCGATTTCCCATCCCTCAAGGTTGCTTGTGTCAATCCTCGGGAGCATGCCGTTGAACCAGCGGAGGCAGCAGTCTTCCATTTGGGTGACAGCGGTGCTAAGGCTGTCGATCATGTGGGGTTTTGTCCAGAGTGTCGGCCATGCGGATTTGAGTAGTTCTGCTTCACGGGTGACTGCTGCTTCGAGGTGTGTCGGGTCGGGCCATGCGCCGTTGTCTTTGCAGTAGTGCAGGCAGTATTCGATGAACGAGTGGACTCGAGTGCCGATGTGGGCTACGTCTGAGTCGGGGTCGAAGTATTTGCCGGTGAGTTGTAGTCGTGCCTGTTCTGGGCACATTCTGAGGGTGCCGACATCGCTCTGGTGCAGGTAGAGGGTGCGTCCTTCTCCGTTGTTTATCAGTTTCAAGCTGTTCTCCTAACAGGGTGGAAGCAAGTGTTCCACACTTTGGCATGGCTAGTCAATAGCAAAATACTGAAGTAGAGTAACTACAGAGGATTTACTGAAAGGCCCTGTAACGTCATGAAGAGTTTGGTTATCAAAAAAATTGCAGTTACCACACTGGTGGTGGCAGCACTTTTTGCTCCATCTTCACCCACAGTAGCGAGTCCGGTGCCGGAATTTGAAATCGAGGTGGTCCAACCCCTTTCAAGTTACGACAACCCCAGTGCAATTCCCGCATTTCTGCATAGCGCTCCTGCTGCGGCTTGCATTGTTAACGGCGTCATGTTGTACGGCCATTCATGCCCCGAAATTAAATGGTTTTGCCCCGCCGGTGTCAGCGCCGGAGCCCTCAACAGGTACTCATTTCAAATGAGTTACGATCAAGTAATTGCAGGCTTCGGGTCGCTTGATTCCATGTGTGTGGAAGCGGTTTTGATTCCAGGCCCGAATCCACAACTTCCCCCTGCTCCTATTGTCACATTTACAGGATAGAAAACATGAATACATGGTTTCCCGATTTTAAAAACCCTAAAAACGAAATTATTGTTTTCGGCAATGGCCTAATCGCCATTCTGTCTGTCTTGATTCCCGTTTTTACTGCCGCCGATTTTACGACATCCACTGGCGTGATCGCTTTTATCACTGCTGCTATCTCGATTGTCATGCGTCAAAACGTGTGGTCTGCCGCTTCAGTTGCTGAATTTCAGCCTGAACCTTCAAGCGAGAATCAGTACTGATGGGCAAACAGGAAGTCGTCCAAGCTCAAGAGTTTGCCACAGCTATAGGCATTCAAGGGCTTAAGGTTAATGGGGTTAACGGTTTTTATACTCGCAGATTTGTTCGCACATTCCAGTCTGCGTTTCAACTCAATTCTTACGGGTCTCACCCTTTGAAGGCTGATGGCATTCCTGGCCCGCTAACTATTCAAGCGATGCAGATATGTGAAGAAAACGGTTATCGTCTTTCTTCCAATTTCAAGATCACCGAGTTTATGACCAAAGGCAGCCGCAAGGTTTCTTTTTCTAACGAAGTCGTAAAAGTCGATCGTTTGCTTGTCGCTTCTTTGCAGAGGTTGCGGGAGAATCTGGGGTTTCCCATTGTCATTCTTTCTGCCTATCGAGATCCTCGTCATAATAAACGGGTTGGGGGTGCAAAACGGAGTCAGCACCTATTTGGAAAGGCCGTCGACTTGAACCGGCCACGTATTATCCGCAACATTACTGAAGCGGAAGCACGAAACGCCGGTTTTAACGCTGTCGGAATGTTGTCTCGTTCTAATCCTGATGTCATTCACATGGATGTGAGAGACTCTGTTGTACGGTGGTATTACAGTTGATTGCCCAGATTGAATCTTCTTTTGATCCGGGCATAGTTGCAGCGTTGGGTGTAGTTGTCACAATGCTCACTGGAGCTCTTGTTCTGATGGCGAAAACGCTTATTGAGACCAGGCAGGTGAACGCTGCTGTTAACAACGTTCCTGAGGGTGGCGAAAGTTTGTTCGCTCAGATTGCCGCCCTTCAAGTTGGAGTTGACCGTCTTTTGAAAGGTGAAGAAGATTTTGTTTCTAAAGGCTGGCGGAGTCTGCCTGAGGATTTGAATTCTGGCGCAAAACTGACGCAGGCAATTCGTGATCTGCAATCTTTTGACAAGCAAGTCGAAGAAGCTCTTCTCGATTTTTGAGGATTTTAGCCCACGTACATTGGGCGGTCTTCTTTTTCCGCTAGACGGGAACGAGAGTAGCTTTTACATTCCTGACACTGATACTGGGCGTAAACCATTGTGTTAGTTTTACGCGTACCCCGGCGCTGCATGCGCCCCATTTCTCCGCAAACAGGGCAGGATTCCATTCTCCCATCGTTTAGCGTGAGGTTGCGCTTAGCGTACGGCCGCATCCTTTCCCACAGCACAGGCAGCAGACGTGTGTCCTGCTTGGCGTAGGAGATCATGCGTTTCCAGGCTTTCTTATCACCACTCATGCACCCGAGCCAAGTAGAGAATCCGCCTGGGTCTTCTTTTGCTTCCAACCCAAGCTCGTCGGCAAGATTTTTTAGACTGTTGCTTTTGAACCGGAACGTTTGCCGGGCCATTTTTAACGTGTCTATTGTCCTGAAATGGGAAGGAGGCTCAAGTCCTGCTTTCACGCCGTAAGCTTTGATCAACGGGATGTCAAACCCGTCTATGTTGTGGCCTATTACTATGTCTGCTTCATCCAGCAGATGTAGTGCAGCCTGCACGACATGCGAGTCATCCATTGGGTCGGCTGCATATGCCTCTGGGAAATCTGTTTGAGCTACACACCGCACCGTTTTTTGCCCATGCCACAGGTACGAGAAGCACAGCATGTAGCCGTGGCGTCCTTCCCCCCGGTAAGAGATGACGTTGGTCTTCCATGAGGACCAGACGTAGCCCAGGCTGGGGGCAGTTTCAATGTCGAGATACAGTATTTTCATAGCTCATTCCCGTTGTCCTGGAACCAGCATAAATAACAACGACCCCGGCCGAAGCCAGGGCCGTTGTTTTTTTGGAGGAGCCTGCACGACTTCTTTCAATCTTACATGACCGATAAAGGCCAGTCCAGGAAAGTCACCTTTGGAACCTCGAGCACACGAAACGCAGGCGGCGAAGTTACTGTCCGGGTTTCCTCCCCCAGCCAGCGGACATTGATTGGGCCAGTGCCATCATTCCACCGGTACCCGCAAACCCAGTGGGAGATACCCCCACCGGGCATGGTTCGCAGATGCTCAGCCATCGCCCATTGATCGGCAACACTCGCATTTTTCGCTCGAGTACCTACAAGGTCATTCCTGCCTGCATCCTCAGCCACCCAGGACCAAGTGGTATCTAGGAACTGCCACAATCCTGAGGCTGTCGAGGTCGGGTTTTCGATGTTGGCGACCCCGCTGGATTCACAGTCAATTATGCCATTCCATGCGCCAAAGTCTGTGACCGGCTGGGCCAACAGGAACATTGAAAGCGTCAACGACGCAATCATGCACGGCGTCGATTCGACGGCTTGCGTTTAGCAGCAGCAGCACGCATAGCTATGTCCGCTTCTTCATCTGTCAACGTTGTCCGCTGCCACTCGATCAGCTCCTCAGACATTGGGGGTTCATCCGGGGTCGGTGCAGGTTCTGTCTGCTCATTCAGCATTGGTGTCCCTTCTTCCATTTGTCGGTCTTCGGGTGTCGGGTTAAAGGCAGGAACATGACAGGACACAATCCATCCGTCTTTTACTCGACGTCGAGTCGATTCTGCTCCTAGCGTTTTTAATTTTTCTGACAAGTATTGTGCTGAACCTGCCGAATATTTCATTATTTCCAGTTTTCCTCCATTAGTCGCAATTGTTTCGTTATATATCTGTTCTGATTCCGTCATTTGAATTCCTTTTTTATATTTACAAGGCAATGCGTAGTTACTGTCTGGGTTCAGCCCTATTAAAGCGTTTTCGGGCTCGGCAGCAAAGGCCAAGCCCGAAAACATAAATACATCGGTCAAATTTTAGTAGTCATCTTCCCATCGTTCACCTGCATAGCCTGGGTCGAAGTCTGACGGAGCGTGTTGGGGATATCGTTCATTGATACCGTTGATAATCTCGTAGTGTGCATTCATATGGCTCCTGCATCGTACGGCGTGAGTGCCCAGTTCAGAGTAATAGTCTTCAAGCGGACCTGCACAAGCACTTTTGTGGCTGTCCCTACATTCTCGTGGTTCTGTAAATCTCATAGTGTTTCCTTTTGGTTGTAGTGGTTATTTATTTTTGTAATGCATTTTCTCGGTAGTCCACAATTCGGAATCCCCACAATGGCGGCTCCCAGTCACTGTTAGGTGACGTGATAAGCCAACACGGTTCATCTTTATGCTGAGGCTGTGCTCGACTGCAATTTGGGACGCATGTGTTCCCATCAGCTGAGCAATGAGTCATCAGGTTGGCTGCACCTGACACCAGGTGAGCTATAAAGAACACGATGAGCAACAGCAAGCTTGTGCCGATGACAACTTTTTCGAGACGAGTAGTCACTTTGGCAGGTCGATTGCCTTCATTGTGGCTACTCCGCAACCACGGTGCATTGACGTTTCTTCGCCAGAGCCTTCGTATTCGTTGTCATGCTTAGAAGCCAGCAGGTCTATCTGTGCCGCTTCTAGGCATGCAATGAGTTTGGCGATGAGAGGTGCTGCATCTTGACGCAAGAAGTAACGGGTCCTGTGCTCAGCGATTTCGATATGGAGCGTTGCATACCGACCGTGGTCAGTGTCCCATTGTTTGACGTCAGTACTCATCTTGAGGTCAGTGCCTCTGTCTTGGTGGACATCGGTGTACGAAATGCTTGTACGTTCGGTCATGTTTGTTTCCCTTTGCTTATGTGGTGCTGGTTTAGCGCCATCACTCAGCACACCCACTCGAGGCGGGTGTGCTGGCTGACGGTTCTAACGTGCGTGCTATTCTGCCACTTCGTATTTGACGGGCATGAGGAGCATGAAAGCTTGTAGGTCGGCGTGGTGATCCCGAGTGAAATGCCAGATTGTAGGTGTGCGCGTGTCTACGTAACGGTTGATTAGCACCATCTTGGAATCACGCACGTTCTTTACACTTGTGCCATTCATGCTGGGGTGACGCAGTTTGCCCACGTCAGACAGGAACGCAGGGTTGAACGCCGGAGGCGGGCAACCAGGGTTGGTGGCGTCGAGTGCGGGCACAAGGCCTTGCCATTGAGGGTAGTCACCTTCAATGCTGGGACTCCAGAAGGTTGGCCGCTCTTCCAATGTGGTCGAGGAGCCTTCCCGCAGTTCAATCACGTTGTCATCTTCGTTGATGCTGACAAAGCCTGGTGTCATTTTCTTGACTGCTGCTAGCATGCCTTTGATGTCCCCGACAATGATCCTGCGTTGGAAAGCGTTTTGAAACGCCGAGTTTTTCGAGGGTAGCGGGCTTTGGCTGGTTTGTATTTTGGTGCTGACCAGACGGTAGGAGTCGGTGGCGGTGATTGACAATTCCAGCGTGCTGTTTGATTCTTTTTCAACCACGGTGGTTTCAAACACTGCGCCTTCGAGGATTGGTCGTGACGGGTCTTTTGAGGTGGCGATGAGTGCATTGTGCAATGCGATCTCGAGTGCGGTGCGTTCAATACGGATAGTCATTTGTTTTCCTTTGCTTTGCGGGACGCCCAATACGTCCCGGTATCACTTGTAACCCATGATAGTCGTCGGTGACTAGCATGTCTATTGCTTAATAGTTAACGAAATGGGGTGAAAGCCGCCAACAGGCAGCTCACACCCCCGGTGTCGTTGTGTCGTTTGCGTGTCGTAACGTCAGCTACGACACCGCTCTTTCGTGAGGTTCAACTCGCCCGCCTGTCCAATCTGCGAACAGATCTTTGGGGTCAGTCAAGTCTTTTTCACACACGGCACACGCTACGTACCGTGATTTGTCACGGTACCGGCGCACTAGCCCGTTGTTTCCGGGGCATTTATTCTCCATGTTCATTTACCCCGTAGTCGTCTAGCCTTGTGAGAGGCGTCAGGTCCGGGATTACGTAGTCGTCCAGGTCATGATTGCTACATGGCCCGGTGAGCATCGCCATCATGACTGCTGGCAGGTTGCGCCACTCTTCAGTGACCCTTGCTCGTTCTTCGTCAGTTACTGCGCATTTGATGATGTGATTGCACGCCATTAGAAGTCGACTCCGTAGCCGCAAGTGCGGCAAGCAGTCGAGATGCGCTGGCCATTCACGAAGCCAGCTTCATTACTTAGGTCAGCCCAGCCGTCATCAGGAACATCTCCATGCGAGATTTTTTCAATGAAACCTGTTTTGCAGTCGTAGTAGTTGTGAACCTCATCACCAACGCTGACAGTGTGACCGTCAGCTGTCTTAATGGTGGCAGGTACTGGATTGTTGTGATGATTAGCCATTGTTTAGCTCTTTTCCGAGTCGTGTTTTGATTGCGTGGATTCGCCGCTTGACCTGGTCTTTATCTGCCGCTGTGACCAGCTGCTTCTCAGCTGCTGTCAAGTTTTGGCGCAGCAACTTTTCCCGTGTCGTCATGGCTTTCATTGTTCTTTTCCGTACTCTCGGCCGTACGTTTCCTTATACAACGCCCGCATCTCAGCCAACGCTCCCTTTTTTGTGCGCTTCACGCAGCCGTACCGCTGCTGCGCCACCTTGAGGATTGACCCTCTCGAGTGACTCATGCCAGTGCGTACCTCAATAGTTAATGCGCCGATGACTTGTGCCATGCGGAATTGTTCTATGTCTTCATTTGTTAGATCTTGATTTTTGATGATTATCATTTTGGTTACCAATCTTCTTCAATAGGGGTTAAACAATTTACTGCTTGCTTCATTAACGTGAGCGCATCGAACGGTGCGTCATGGTGCAATCCTTCAGTTGCGGCCAACGCACAAATGTCAGACAGGTGCTCAGAATGCGTTTCGTACCACATGTCCACTTTGTCGCCACAATGCCCGCCTGCTGTCACACCCGGAGCGAACGAGTCAGCGTACGCATACCGCAACATTTGCAACGGCAAGTCGTTTTGTTCGCTCTTAACACGCTCCCTTTCCCGAAGCGTGTTGTAATCACTTAGTTCTTTTACTAGTGCCATGACTCCCAATATCACAGCAGTCGACAGTTCCTCTTGCGGGATATCGCCAAACGCCTTAGCGGTTGCGTCAATCTCAAAGTTTTTCATTCCTCATCCTTTACTGGTTGGTTAAACAGATTTTTTACGTATGACTGATGCGCCTGGAACGCAACACACCCCACACACGGCGTGGGATCAATGACGATGCCGTAAACGACATTGTCTTTTAGTTCGTGCGGGTTGGTGCAACGGAAACATTCAGGGCACACACGGTTTGACAGCTTCATGCTGTGTGATTTGTGATGTACAAGTCAATAAACTTGGCACCCTCGAGGGACGAAGGCACGTAACGAGGCCGAATGACATAATCGCCACCTTTACCAGCCTCATACACTGCCATCTGCCATTTCTCCGAACCATAAACATGCTTGATGACAGCAGTCACCCGCATGCCAGTCGCATCAGTGAACGACTTAGACATGCGCTGCAAGTCACCGTCGTTGTACTTGGTCAAACGCCATTTACCAGGCTTCGTGTCCCAGGAAGGCATCAGGAGTCCATCCAGTCAGTCAATACTGTGCATCGAACGTCCTGGTCAGCCCACACGATCCGGCCAGAAGGCGACAGCGTAAACATGTCAGAGTTAGACGCTTCGTACGCCAAAGAAGCCCAAGTTTCAGCTTCATCAGTCGCTAGGTGCTCACTATCGACAGTATCAAGCAAACATTCCTCAGCCACTTCTAAAGCGTCCCACAGGTTGTCAGCCCGCACCACATAACGTGGCGGGTCGAAACAGTCCACAAGACACACTGAGAACAGGTGCATGCCTCCGTATCCGTAACCGGCGTAGCCGGTGTCATGACGGTCGTGCAACCGTCGATGTTTAATTCCATTGATAATCATGGTTAGTAACCCATTGCCCTTTCCTGTGCTTCAGCACGCTGATATTCATATTCCTGATACAAGTAGATCTTGTGTTCGTTAGACAGTGCGTCTTCGTCTACAAATTTCACTTTTCCTGAACCCCCACACTGCACACATGACTGGTCGTAATGCCCAGTCATCATGTCCTCGAGCATGTCGACGTCATGCAGGTCTTCTTGTGTCAACACAAAGCCACGGTTACCGAGGTACCCGACGCCTTCACCTTGACAGCCGTCACAGATCTCCCATTTCATGGGCATGGGGATAAGTTCGTCGTTGTCGTCGTAAATAATCATGTGAGTGCATCCTTCCTTGTGCTCAATACGCTTCAGGAAAGTGGTAGATGGTGCCTTTGTTTTCCGTCCACGCACAATTCATTTTGAGGGACATGCGCAGGCGTTCATCGGCAACCGTGATCCCCCACGGCACTTCTCCGAACGTGTTTTCCAGCAGGTCGTACAATTCGGAACGTTGATCGTCAATGGCGTCAGTCCACGAGTCGAAACTCGAGTAACCCTCGATCATGCGTTCCAGTTCGCCAGCATCGGTTTCGCCCATAAGCTGCACTAAAGCGCACAACACACCTGCGTCATGGTCTTCAATTAATTGCGCTATCCCGGACACCCAATCAAACTGCTCATATTCGTGCACGGTTAACTCGCCGAAACCCTCATAGTCATGGATAGCCCATTCTTCAGCTTTCAAACCCCATTTTTTTGAGAAGTCACAGGCGGCTTCGGGGGAAGCAGCTAGCATCGCTTTTACTTGCTCGTAAATTTCGTCAGGGTCCAACGTGGCATCAATCCACACTCCGTGGAGGATGCCTGCGTTGTAGTCCATCAAACTTGCTACATATATGCGTATATCAGTCATGTTGATACGAGTCCTTTCAAGACCTCGAGAAACAGGAGAAACCCCCCAAACGTGACAACAGCAATTGCTGTCGCCTTCAAATAATCAAGCATTAGCTGCCTCCTTCAAAGCCGCCCTACACGCTGCAATCCCTGCACGACTCGTCACAGTCGACACAATTCGCTCGTAACGTGTGAACTCAGTCCAAACTTCACTGTCGTTGTACGGGTCAACCTCCCCCTCGATGGCGTACTCGTAAGGGCAGTAGTCATTAGCGAACAACTCGATGTTGCGCTCAATACATGACTCACAGATGGCGTCGGTAGGGGTTGTGAGAGTGAAACACTCGAAGCAATCCTCGCAAAAGCGGAATCGTTTAACTGTCTTAGGCATGATGGTTACTTTCTGGTTGAAGATTTGCGAAATACTGCGGAGTTACTGTCCGGTGGGCCACTGGCCCTTGCCCCGCCCCCTGGGGCGGCGGCTGGGAGGGCGCCTCGGGGGTGCGTGTCATCCGGGAAGGCACAGAATTTGCGCCTGGGTGTTTCCCCGCTGCCGGCTGATTTGCAGCCGGCCACTGAGGCTGTGAACCTCAGAGTGTGTTTGACTTTTCTTTTTACCTATTGCGGAGGGGGGTCCCTCGTCCTTCGGGGACCCCCTGGAGCATGGCTACGCTGACTGCCAAACTTGTGGATCTCAGGCTGGGCTTCCCCTCGCCGGAGGCGCCGCCGGAGGCGTAGCTTTGGCCCTTCCGTCCTTCTGGGCTTTGCCCGCTGCAAGCGCCGCCGGAGGCGAAATTTTGGGCAGCAAAAAGCCCGCCACCCTCGACGGGTGGCGGGCTTGCTGGGGGGTCTAGAGACTGCCGGTGATCTGCTGGTAGGCGATCACGTCCTCGCCTCCGTAGCTGCTGTGATCGGCTCGGCTGCCTTCTGACATGTCGTCACGGTGGAACTCGTCTCCGGGTAGCGTCGGGTCCTCCTCGACGTGGCCGAGGGTCTCGCCTACTCGGTCCAACGGCTGCGCCATCACTTCGGCCAGCATTGCGGCCATTTCGTCGGGCGTGTGGTCCTTGATCATGTCCCAGTCGAGGCCGTCGTTGTCCATGCGTCGAGCGAGTGCGTCGACCTGGAGCGTGTTGAGCGACTCGGGCAGAAGCTGGATACCGACCGTGATTGCTGCGGCGAGAAGCTCGACGTTGTCGTCCGTTGCGGGCATTGATGCCTTGCGCTTCTGGTCGGCTCGGTAGTCGTCAAGGCGAAACTGCTTCGTCTCTCGGCTTCCGGTCATCGAGAGGCCCAGCTGGGCGAGTCGGGCGTCGATCTGGTCGTTCGTGCCGTAGCGCTTCTTCTGGTTTAGGTCGATGTAGTAGTGGCGGATGCGGTGCGAGAGCTCTTGGCTCGTGCCCCTGTCATCCTGGCCAAGCTCGGCGAGGATCGCCCGCTTGCGGGTGATGCTGAGGCGGGACAGTGCAACCGGGTCCTCGGCTGGCGTCGGCCAGCCTTGGGGCTTCGGGGCTCGCTTGCGAGCTGCGCTCTGGAATGCGATCTGTTGGTGAAAGTCGGCGATGATACGAGTCGAGGCGCTTTCGCCTCGGGTTGTGCGCAGGAAGACGGCGAGCTTGAACAGGGTGCGGGCGTCTTCCTTGTTGATCCGTAAGGTGTAGGTGTTCTCAGGGTTGTTCATTGTTTTGCTTTCTACTGATGCGGCTACTTGCTGCACACAGTGACTTCTAAGATTCGACGAAAGAGGGGGAATCCAATGTAGACCGTCGAGAATTTCAATTGTTCTGCTCCGATAGGAGCTGGGAGAAGAATTTCAATTGTCGTCGCAGCTGCGTTGGATAGCGTGCCTCAGTCCGACTTGCGGTTAAGTGGGAGGTAAGCGGTCCCCCTCTCGTTGATATCGTGATGACACTGTGTGTGTGATTAACAGTGAGGGCCTACTTGAGCGACCCGTCATACCGTCGCTCGGGTAGGAGCCCCGAACGGTGTCGGAAGACGGTGCTCCGGGTGTGAGCCAGCGCCCTTCTGGCTCGCAGAGCTGGGACCGGAGCCAAGCAAGGTAGTACCGCCGCTTTAGGAGCCAGCGCCCTTCTGGCTCTTAAAGGAGTGCGGCGGGTATTGTTTTGACCTTGCCCTTTCGCCCTTCTACCAGGGATTGCCACTCCGACTCTTTGCTCGACAATGAATCCATTGAATCGAGCAAGTCTTCGCACTCCTGGCAAAACCTGTTCTTAACCACCACAGGACGTTTCTCGCAACACCAACAAGTGACCGGACCACGCAGGAAACCAACACGCACAAGCGCTTTCTTAACAACATTAACCATTGTCTTGCCTTCTCCATTCTCGGAGGGGGACCCCTCACAACGTGGGGGTCCCCTGTAGAGACACAGTCCTCAGACACGTCGAGCACAAACCAACACGCCTGCCCTTTGCCCCGCAGGGTCGGCCGAAGGCCGTGCCCTTCCGCCCTTGACCTTCCCTATACGGGCGAAGCCCGTAACATGCGGCACGCCCAGCAAGCCACTAGCAAACGAACGAGCACAGCGAGAGAGAGCAGCGCACTACGACAACCAAACAACCGCCTGATCGGCTTGGCCGGACGGCCAGGCTCGTCAGAGACTGGACGGCAGGACAAACGAGCATGCTCGAGATGACCAACCCTCCAATCCCACCCCCCGTACCCCCGCTCCAAAATCCGCGAAGTTAGTACACAGGGGTGGGGGCGGGCTCCACTAGGATTGGTGTTTGTGGTTTTTGCTTAGTTGTTTGACGTGGCTTGACAGGGGTGTGTAGACTGTCGGCAAGCGGCTGCTCGGGTTGGGGGTGCGTTCCCCTCCTTTATCCGGGTCACTCACCCTCGGTAGGGTGGGTGGCGGTTGAGTGGGTGTGTAGGTGGCGAGGGGTGGGTGTCTTTTTTGGTGTTGATTTTTCTGCGTGGATGTGTTACTTTTTGTTCCATGTTGTTGCGTGTGGCTGATTGTTCTTTGGGGTTGTCTGAGGCCCGTGAGCGTTTGAGGGTGGCTGTGGTGGCTGCTGGTGATGCCGGTTTTTCTTCTCGTGAGATTGCTAGGGCTGCTGATAAGTCTCATACGTGGGTGGTGCGTGTTTTGCGTAAAAGTCGTGGGGTGTCGCAATAGTCGTTTCTGTTGTGTATGCTTGAGGGGGCAAGGCAGTTCCCCCAATAGGTGCTTTGCGTGGTGGTTAACTGGAAGGGTGGTTCCTTCTGGTGTTAGTGGCCCTGAGGTGTATGTGTTTGACGGTTTCACCTTTCCTGTCGAGCATGTCGGACTTATTGTCCCCTCAGGGTTGCTGATGTAGTGTGGGTTTATGAACGTGAATGATTTTGGGGTTATCCCACCAGAGTTGCCTTCTGTGCAGTCTGCTAATGCTCGTGAACGTGAGTTGTTGGAGTGGGTGACTACTCCTCTTGATTTGCGGGAGGAAGGTGAAAAGTCTTTGTCTGGCTGGGCTCCCAAACATGGGATGAACGCAACTACTGCTTTGGCGTGGCTGGCTAAACCGCATATGCGTTTGGCTCGGCGTGCTTTGGCTTTAGAGCGTGGTTTGGCTGATTACAAGGTTGGCGTGATTCTGGATGCAGCGTATTCGAAGGCGATTCAGGGTGATCAGCGTGCGATGTCAACGTTTTTGAATTATTACAAGGTTGAGGCTGAGAGTCAGGCTGTTTCTGAGTCTGCTGGGGGTGTTGATGGTTCGGCTACAGTGGTTAAGCCTGTAGCTGAAATGTCTCCTGCTGAGATTGAGGCAAAACTTGCTGAGCTTGATAGCAGCGTTTGATAGAAGCGTCTACTGAAAACATGTAGGCTATGAAAAGTTTGATGTATTAAGGATTGTTATGCCTTTTAAGAAGAAGTCTAAAGTTTCTGTTTCTGGAATTCCGGTGTCAGATGCCGCAAAACGGGGTGACCGTTTTGAACATGTGCCGAACACTGTTGAATGTGGCGTCAATTTGCCAGAAGGCGACAAGGTTACCTCTGCTGGTTTTCCTGACCATAAGCGATGAAAGTCACGTGGCAACTGGTAAGTGACCAGTTTGCATACACTGGGGAGACAGCTTCTTGGCTGTTGACTGTCCTTAACGATTCGAAGGTCAGTGAGACTGTTTCTATATCGTTACCCGCTCCTTATACTTTGCGTGACTTGGATTATTTGCCAGGTTCGGCCGTGTATAACGGTGCCGGGTCGGCGTCTGGTGACAACCACAATTTGGGTGAAGGTGGTTCTGTCACTATTCCGGTGAGTGTCACTGTCCCTGACGAGGATAGTTATGAGGCGACTGCCGTTGTCCATGTGACGATTTTGCGTAGTGAAACGTTAAGCCTGGGTGATTCGACGGTCACGTTGCGTGACGAAGTGATTAAGGTTTCTGCTGATACGTTGCGTATTAACACGCATCGCCAGGTGGATGCTGCGGATCGTAACGATTTAATGCTTTTGCAGGAATGGATGCTGGAAGAGCAAGACATTTCCGATTCGTTGGCTTCTGGAAAACGTTTCAGCGAATACGTGTCACAGTTTGATGATGATTCTCAAACCGATATTAATACTGCCGCTATTGCTTTGAACACGGCTAAGACCGGTATTACTGCCGGGCAGGCGTCGGAGATCACAGCTAACACGGCGAAGGTGACTTACGATGACGCCGCTACGGTAGCTGCGAACACTGCGGCGATAGCTGCGAAACCGGAGACGTTCGCAGCGCTGACCGATACGGATGTGACCGGCGTCTCTGATCAGGATCAATTGAAGTGGGATGGGGCGGCCGGTGATTGGGTTGCGTTCACGCCTATTTCTGGATCGGGATCGAATCTTTCGTGGACTGCTGGCACGTCGACGGTAGCGTCTGACACTGGCACCGATGCGGTTTTATCTGCGGTTGACGCTACAAACCCTGGTCTGGCGACTCCTCAAATGCTGACCGACATCTCTGCTAACACGGCGAAGACCGGTATTACTGCCGGGCAGGCGTCGGAGATTACAGCTAACACCGCAAAGATTTCCTATACTGACTCTGCTCAGGTGTCCACGAACACTAGCAACATCGCCACTAACGCTTCGGGCGTTTCAACGAATGCCACGACGGTGTTCAATTTGGGCACTGATGTTTCCGGTCATCACACTCGCCTCGCAGGGATCGACTCTGATCAGGTCTCGCAAAACTCAGCGATCGCAGCTAACACTGCGAAGACCGGCATCACGTCCGGGCAGGCGTCGGAAATCACGGCAAACACTGCGAAGATCTCGTACAGTGATGCTGCCCTGGTTGCAACGCACACGACGGACATCGGCACGAACGCCACGGACATCGGCACGAACGCCACGGACATCGGCACGAACGCCACAGCTATCGCTTTGAACACCGCTAAAACTGGTATCACTGCCGGGCAAGCGTCCGAGATAACCGCTAACACTGCGAAGGTTTCCTACACCGATTCCGCTGCTGTGGCTTTGAATACGGCGAAGATCTCTTACACGGACGCTGCTGCCGTTGCTGCGAACACTGCGAAGGTTTCGTATACAGATGCGGCGCTGGTTGCAACGCACACTACAGATATCGGCACGAACACCACAAAACTTGCGGGAATCGAAGCGGGTGCCGACGTCACGGACTCGGCCAATGTCGAGGCGGCTGTCGCTGGGGTCGGGACAGACTCGGTTGTGATCGGTCCGTCGGCTTCTGCTGCTGGCGATTACTCGGTTGCTTTGGGTGAAGGTGCGGCGGTTTCGGCTGTCGACCGTGGCGTAGCGATCGGGCCTGACACAACCGTAACAGGAGTAAACGCTACCGCTGCCGGTTATTTCGCTACGGCGACGGCCGTGGGCGCGGGTTCCTTCGGCGCATTGTCGGACGCTACAGCAACTAACGCTTACGCAATCGGCTACAACATCACAGCGGCCACTGCTGACACAGTGAGCGTCAACAACCTGGAAGTCCAGGGCAGCATGAATGTGGTGGGAGGCTTCCATCCTGCCGGAACTAGGACGGGAGCCAATAGGACGCTGATGCCACATGATGCCAATCGTACTACGATGATGGCGGCCGCTGGCTTGACCACTGTGACTATCCCGTTGAACTCTGCGGAGCCTTTCGCTATCGGTGCGCAGTTCGCTATTCATTCAACGGGTGCCGGAGGCGTCACCCTTTCCACTACTGGTATCACGATCAACGGTTCATCCCCTAACACGACGATCGCCCAGAATGAGGTCATGGTGCTAGAAAAAACTGGCACAGATACATGGTCTGTTTACGGGGGGACTTCGGCATGATGGCAATGATGAAAGCGGTTGCACAGCAGCAGGGTAGTTCGCCGTTTAATGACGACTACCGGGATGCGTGTATCACCTCTGGTGCTGTTGGCCTGTGGATGCTCGACGAAACCACAGGAACAACGGCTGTGGACCAGGGTACCGCCGGGGTGGACGGCACCTACTACGGGCAGCTGGCTACGTCTGCGAGTCGCGGCGTCCGCTCTGCTTTCAATATCCCACTGGCTGGTTGTTCTGCCACTGATAGCGGCACTAGCGGTAACGGCTTCCGGAACGGTGTTGTATCGGTTGCGTCCAACTCTGCTTTCGCTACCGAGCTACAGGTCCCTGGCGGTGCCATGTCCTGGGAGTGGGTCGGCATTGTGGACCATGCCCCGGCTGTCACATATTCCTACTGGCTGAAGCACTATAGTTCTGGATTCGGTGCCAATATTGGTCCTATGGCTTATGTCAGGGAAACGGCCACTGGCAGCTTCACGAATTGGCAGTGGCAAAAAAGTACGGGGGGAAACTACGGCATCGCACACCCGGCTCTGGCAGATCAGGCGATCGGTGTTGCCACCCATAATGTGATCACATTCAGCACCAACAGCTCGCAAGATTATCTGCGATGGTACCGCAACGGGGTGCGGGTTGTGAATTATTACAAGGTGAATATGGTCCAGATCAACGGAGTCGCCTCCCCGATCTATATCGGGGGCCTAGGCACAAACTCTTCTTATTGGCCTACTTACGGTTTGCCTGGCGCTATGGGTGGCGTGGCGATGTACGATTATGCGCTGTCTCAAACCGATGTGACGACGCACTACAACGCTCTCCTGACCTGACTTGAAAAGTCTAAAAGATGATCGGTAAATAGTAAATGCACTTTATTTTAAGCAACGACGGCACAACCCCAGGTCAAAGGCTTCATCACCTACCCGGCAAAGCGTGGGTGCAGGACACGGACGAGGCCGGACACTACGAACCGTTGACCGAACAGAACATGAACGATCATGGCATCTATGCGTTCACGGAAACCGACCAGCCTGACGCTGATCATGTGCGCAGTGTTGAACGGGTAGGTGCAGGCTTTGAAACCGTCTGGACATTCGACGCTGCCCTAGCCGAATCCAATGTCATGTTTGCTGCTGCTGACGCTGAACGGCAAGCCATTCAAAGCATGGTGTCAGACCTGACGGACATCGTTGAAGCAGACACTCTCACCGAGGCGGAACAGACTGAAGCCTTGAAGAAACTAGCCCGCATCTGTCGGCTCGCAATCGACATGATTTAATAGAAAAGATTCTAATGGTTCAAAATCTGAGTCGTCGTGAAACGCTACTCAACCGTGGCGTTCAAAACCACATTTTTGGTGCTTTAGAGTCTGAAAACTATGCGGCAGAACAGTTTTCGACGTTGCTGGGCGGTTTGGGCAACGTAATGCGCGGGTCATACAGCACAGTTGTTGGTGGCTACCAAAATGAGGTTTCCGAAAATTTAAGTTATTCAACTCTACTAGGCGGCACTTCCAACGTGCTGCTGGCAGGTGCTGACAATTCAACTGTTGTCGGCGGACAGCAGAACAGTGTTTCTACTTCAGATTCAGCGGCCGTGGTGTCGGGTGAGAGTAACTCTGTAACGTCGTCTAGTGATTCGGTCACTGTCGGGGGGCTGGAAAACATAATGGATAGTGCCCCTGGATCTGTGAGCCTCGGGGGCGGGCTAAAAGTTTCGGGACAACCGGTTTCAGGCAACACAACGTCAACAACACGATCTTCTACGATGTTGGGCGGATACGGGAACCTTATTCAAGGCGGTTATCAAGCCGGTATCTTTTCTGCTTGGCAAAGCGAAATTGATGCCCTGTCAGGTGGGGGAACCACTGAGTTCTCAACTATTTGCGGCGGCACTTCAAACGAAATAAGGTCAGCTAACTCAGGCATTCTCGGAGGGCATTCGAACGTCATAAATCAGAGCGGTTACGGTTGGAACGCTATTGTTGGTGGCGGTGAGAACACTATGGCAAACTCACAGTTTTCTGCAATTGTGGGGGCTGGCGGTTTAAACACTCCTACCCAGATGACGTATGCTAATAGGTGCGTAATTATTGGTGGCGGGTTTCAGTCTTTGACTGGCACCAGTGGTACTAACACAGAAAATTCAGCAATTCTGGGCGGGATTCTTAACTCTGTAACTCATTCCCGTTCGGTTGCAATTGGTGGCACTGGCCTTTCTAGTGACGCCACAGACACAGTGTTTATGAGCAAAGTGCATATAGAGAATCTGCCTACTTCTAGTGCTGGTTTGTCGGCAGGAACTTTGTGGGTTAGCGGGACTTCTCCAAACAAATATGTTCGCATGGCTTAGGATAAATATTCATGGATAAAAGAACTGCTACACGTATTCCGTTGCAAACGTTTCGAGACGCGTTCTCTGACGATGCACGAGAGATCACTGTTGCCCCTCTCCATAAAGGCAGTGATCAGATTGCAACCGGCAACTTGGCGGCGGTTTATTCTGACGGCAGGTTGCTTGGGTTGCTGGCTTGGAGCGATCTGGTCATGCTTATCAGCGAGACTGACGGAAAGAATTTCGGTTTCTTAAAAGTCCCTGCTAGCACCGGAGATAGCCTCGAGTTGCCCCCGACTGTAGAGCAGTTGGTCTGGAACTGGCAGGATGCGTTGGACGCTCAAAAAGAAAGCCATTTGTCTGAGATAGCAAAGATTGAATCCGAGATTGCTGAAGTCCAGTAATGGATCTCGCAGAGCTTTGGGATTTAGTGAAAGACGAGCCAATGGGTCCAAAGGTTGGGTTTGTTTTGGTTACGTTAATTAACCATGTTGAGGCCATAACTAAGCAGCCTGCGGAAGAAGAGTAATTTCGTGGATGCTCGGGAAGAGCTTGAGCAAGAGCTTGAGTGGAAACGCTGCGAAGCCAACATCTTTTATTTCCTTGAGCACTATTGGCATATCAGTGTGCCTGGTTCTTCACCTTTGTTTGAATTGCGCCCTCCACAAATTGACGCTCTTGAAGTTTGGCTCACAGGTCAAGATTCCATTTGTTTGAAGGCCAGGCAGATTGGCTGGTCCACCCTGTTTGCAGGTTTTGCTTTTTGGAAAGTGTTTTTTAACGACAACTTTTCAGTTGGTGCTCTTTCTCGTACTGAGAAAGAAGCACAGAAGCTCCTGAAAAAATCAAAGTACGGGTATGCCCGTTTGCCGGAATGGTTTAAACAGCGCGGTCCTGCGTTAGACAAAGAAAACCTTTTGGAGTTGACGTTTGATAATGAGTCTCGGATCGAGGCAATGGCTTCCCGTGAGAACGCTGCCCGTGGTGACACATTTGCTTTGATTGGTGTTGACGAATGGGCGTTCCTAAATGACCCTGAAGAAGCTTGGGCTTCTATCAAACCTGCTGCTGATATAGGCGGACAGATTATTGGGATTTCGACAGCTAAAGGCTACGGGAACTGGTTTCATCGTTTCTATAAAGCGGCTGAAGCTGGCAATAATGGTTTTAAGGCCCTGTTCTACAACTGGCAATCAGTGCCGGGTCGTGACGAAAAGTGGTATCAGGAACAGACTGTCAGCATGGAGCCTTGGCAGCTTCACCAGGAATTTCCTACGACTGTTGATGAGGCGTTTGTTTCGTCTGGCGATGTTGTCTATGAGACTGACATGTTGAAGGAACGCATCCAGGTTTTGCATCCGTTGTATGTTGGCAATGTCACTATGACTACACGTCAAGAAGTGGACATGTCGTTGGCTCCTGATGGGCCAACTTCTGTGTGGGAGTTGCCTCAGCCTGGCATGACGTATGTGATTGGCGCAGACGTCGCTGCTGGTGTCCCCGATGGCGACTATTCCACTGCGACTGTAATTAAGGCAAACACGAACAAAGTTGTTGCTGTCTTTAGGCAGCGCCTTGTCCCTGAGGATTTTAGCGAGTCTCTGGATTTACTGGGCCGCTGGTTCAACAACGCTTATCTGGCAGTGGAAAGAAACAATCACGGGATCACGGTATGTCGTGATCTGTCGCAGAAGTTGCAGTATCCGAATCTGCATTTTCATACGAATGAGAACATCCAACGTTCGTCGTCCCGCAATGTCGGCTTTCAAACAACTGTAGCTACAAAGCCTTTACTGGTTAACGAGTTGGGTGCGGCTTTGCGTCGTGGGAAACTCATCATTCATTGCGCAGACACTTTGTCTGAGTTGATTGGTTTTCAGCGCCAGACATCTAAGTCTGGACAGTATGAAGTGTTTAACGGGTATCCGCATGATGATCTTGTCATGTCCTTAGGCATAGCAAACATGATGCTGTTTGAAGTAAATGTTACGGTGTCCCAAATTGAGGAAAAGCCTGACGGGTTGACCTGGGACATTTGCGAGCGGATGATGGCTGCTGCGCCTAAGTCTTCAGCGAAGATGATGGCGGGTTACAATTACAAACAGAAACCAGAAGAGAATCCGAGGTTTACTGTCTATGGACCAGTGTGAATGTGGCAAAAAGTACTTAGACGAGCACGGGCATGGTTTGTGTTTTGGCTGCAAGGTGCAGGGTGTCTCGTTTGGGAAGGTGCCTCAAGGCCCATCTAAGTATTTTCAAGAAAAACAAGAGATAGAGACTGCGGCTGCAAAGGGTATTGAGGTTGAGCGGGTAGACCCGAACATGCCTGATATCCGTGACAAGCCAAAACAGAAGTTGAAGCGACCTAAGAAAGTCGAGGAGATGGCTCATGGCCGATTCTAATAGTGTGATGGCTGGTGTGGTCCCTTCTGAGGCTGTTCCTGAAAAATGGCAAAAGCGTTTGGCGAAGTATCGGGGTGAGATTCAGGCTTCAAAAGCGTTTATGATTGATGAGTTTTATTGGGAGAAGTGGCGGGATTTCAATTTGATGTATGCGGATCAGCTGCGTACTTCAGATGACCCGGACATTGACATGGTTGATGTGCCTATCGCTTTCTCCAACATAAACATTTTGCGTTCAGCGACAACAGTGTCCAATCCTGAGTTCACGGTTTCACCGAGGAACAGGACGTCGTATCTCCCTGCCGCTTTTTGTGAAGCGGCTTTGAATCATGAGTGGGACCACGGCGATTTCCAAGATGAGATCCGTGACGCTGTGGACGACTTCCTCATTTCGGGTAACTGTTGGCTAAAGACTTCCTATGAGCTTTCCACTCACGGGGATCGGGATGAGATTCCAGCATTGTCTGCCGAGCAGCAGCCTTCGTACACGTCGTTTGACACCCCAGGTTTTAGCGTGGCGTTTGATGAGCTTGTCGAGCGTTCCCGAAAAGCCCATTCTCAAATTACTCTTGGCGGGTCCGAGTTGCCCCCTAATTCCGAGTTGGCCCGCCAGTTGCGGGAGCACGGCACTTTGATCTTGCAGGACCGGGCAATCCTTGAGAAGGTGTCCCCTTTCGACATGCTCGTTGATTCTTCTGCGACGTCTTTGAAGAACGCCCAGTGGGTCGCCCAGCGTGTGCCTGTGCGTATGGATGTGGCTGAGGACAACAAGAAGTGGCCTGCCCGTGTGCGTGCTCAGTTGTCTGCTGGACGTAAGTCGATTGCTGAGGAAGATGACACTCATGCTGGTGGGGCGGTTTTAAATGATAGCCCTAACTTCAATATCACTGAGGGCGGCACGAAGCAAGAATGGGTTATTATCTGGGAGTTCTACGATCTTCACACTGGCGAGTGGTGTGTGTTCGCTGACGATCTGGCTGACGATTTCTTGGTGCGCCCTGAGGTGGCCCCGCACAAGTTTGGTCACCCGTTTGTGTTCAAGAAGAACTATTCGGTGCCGAACAAGTTCTATGGCATTGGTGAGATCGAGAAGATCAAGTCTTTGCAGATTGAGATGAATAAGGCCCGTAGTCAGCTGATTAATGACCGTAAGGGCAACAAGCGTAAGTACATGGTGCAGGCGAAGTATCTGGCTGATTCGAGGAATTCGAATCTGCGTGAAGTGCTGGTTTCTGATGAGGACAATCTGATTGCGTCTGTGGAGTTGGATAACAAGGACACTCTCGAGTCGATCATCGCACGGGTGCCTTCAGCTGTCATTGATCCCGATTTGTACAACATCACGGCGATTGTGAAGGGCGACATTAACGAGACGACTGGCATTACTGAGTATCAGCGTGGCGGCACTTCGTCTGGCTCTGCGACTGCTACTGAGGCTTCTATTGTGAACGATGGGGCTCAGGCCCGAATGCGGGAGAAGCAAGGCAAGATTGAGATGCTGATGCGGGATTGTGCCCGGAAGCTGGTCATGTTGAAGCAGCAGTATCAGACTGCGGAGAAGACGCTTCGTATTGTTGTTGGCGGCAATTCTTCTTCTTCGAAAAGGTTCTTGGACAAGCTCGAGGCTTTAGGTCTTGACCCTGTTGAGGAGTACGGCGGCGATTACAGCGATGTGAGCCCTACTGAGCTTTACGTGAAGTATGGGCGTGAACATATTGCGGGCGAGTTTGATTTGGAGATCGAGGTTGGGTCTTCTGCTGCGTTCAATGTGACGGAGCGTCGTCGTGCGGCTCAGGAACTAATGGGTGTCGTCGGCCCGTTGTTGGAATCTGGTCTGTTTGATGTTCAGGCTGTGATGAAGTATGTGATCAAGAACGGGTTCAATATCCCGAATGCGGAGCAGTTCTTGGCGAAGCCTCAGGAGGCGGAGCAGGGGCCTCAGGGTCAGCCGTATTCTCCTGACGGTCAGGGTCAGGGTCAGCCTTCTGTGCCTGGTGGCGTGTTGCCTCCGGGCGGTGGAATCCCGCAGTCTCAGGTTGGCGGGCAGTATCCGGGGCAGGCAACTGAGATGCAAGTTCCGCTCTAATTTGTTTACTGTTGAGTTTTCGTTGATTTTCATGTAATACTGGGGTCTCGAACACTCTTACGACAGAGGATGCCCCTTGTCTGGACAAGCAATCACTGAAGACTCGAACCCTTCCGATACAACCTTCCAACAGCAACCGCGTTTTAATGACCTCCCTACCCAAGCTAATTCGAATAGTTTGGATCCGGAGACAATCGTTACCGTCAAGATTGATGGCGTGGAAAAGCAAATCCCTTTAAGGGAAGCGCTTAGCGGATATGCGGCTCATTCTAAGGTCACTCAGGTGACTCAGGAAATGGCTGCATATAAAGTGAAGGCGAAGCAATTGGACACGTTTGTTGACCATCTGAATTCAGATCCTCATGGGATGCTGCAAGATTTGGCTGGCAAATTGAAGGTCAAAGTTGAATTTCCAGGTTCTTCGAATGCGAATGCACCTGATGACGATTACCCTGATGAGGTGTCGGCGGAAGTTGCCCTAGCAAATGAGAGAAGGATTGCGGCTTTAGAGGCTGCGATGACTTCTCAAGCCCAAATAAGTGAGACAGAGAAAACGATCTCGAGACTCCAGGCTGAACACGGGGACGCTTTCCGTCCTGAGGCGACAATGGCTTATGCCACCGCTCATCCGGGTTTGAGTTTGGAGCAAGCGCATAAGTTGATGATGTACGAGTCGGGTGGGGCTGTTGCTCCTCCGGTTTCGGATGCCACGGCTAATGCGGGCATTCTTTCCGGTATTGCTCCTGGTTCGCCTACTAACCAGGGTGCTCCTCCGGTGCCTGAGCGTGCTGCTCCTGAGTCTGTGCGTGACGCATTTACTCGTGCTGCTGCTCTTGAAGGCATTCAGATCGGCGTCTAAATCTTCTTGTTTGGGTCCTCTTAAAGAAGGATGCCAACAATGGCTTTCGGTAACTCAAGTTTTGACGTAATTGCGTCGACCACACTTCAAGAATACGCTCCCAAGCTGGCTGACAACATTTTTGAAAGCCAGCCTTTCATGCAATGGATTCAGGCCGGTGGCCGAATGGTGAACTGGGATGGCGGTCGAACTATTGTTGAGCCGCTCATGTCAGGTACTAACACCACGACTGCGGTTTACAACGGTTATGACACTCTCCCAACGGCTGCTTCTGCCGGTATCACAGCTGCTGAGTACAACCTCAAGCAAGCTGCTACTGGTATCACCATTTCTGGTGAGGAAGAAGAACTCAACTCTGGTTCTCCTGAGCAGGTAATCAATCTGCTTGAAGCGAAGATCATGCAGGCGCAGGAATCTGCTGTCCAGTTCTTTGACGAGATGTTTATTACTTCGGATGGCAGTGGTAACTCCGGCAAGGACTGGCAGGGTCTCGAGGTCCTCGTGGGTGGAGAACTTGTTTCTCCTATCTGCGGTGGCATTGACGCTTCTGATTCTGACAACGCCTGGTGGCGTTCAGAGATCAGCGATGGCGGCTACGGCGTCTGGGCTGACCCTGCTGGTAACAACAGTGCTGGTGCTGCTCCTGCTGCACGTGCGCTTCTCCTTTCGGAGATGACGAACGTCTACAACACGATCAGTGATGGTCAGGATCAGCCTGGTCTTATCCTTACTACTCAGGGTCTTTACGAGTCTTACAATGCGCTTCTTGCCCCGCAACAGCGTTTTATGGACCCGAAGACTGCTGATGCTGGTTTCACGAACCTCATGTTCATGGGCACGCCTATCGTCTATGACGATTATGTGGGTGCTGGTGAAATGTATTTCCTGAACCACAACAACGGCTATATCAAGCTTCGCAAGTCGCCTCGTCGTTGGTTCAATACCACTCCATTCATGCGTCCGTACAATCAGGATGCGAAGGTCGCTCAGATCCTCATGATGGGTGAGTTGGTTATTAACAACCGTCGTCGTCAAGGTCTGATGTCGAACCTGATTCCAAGCTAAGGAACCCTTATGGCCCTAGTCATTAAAGCAACTGACGCAAACGAGAACCCTGGTACTTCTGTGGGTGCTTCGACTGAACGACGGGGTTTGGGCGGTCATGCGATTCATGGCGTGTCCAACTTCTGGTTCCAGTCGGTCCTTGTCGATCTTGAACTTTCTGCGTACGAAACAGGCGGAATCCCTCTTATTGGGACTCCCAACCTGGTCGGTATGACGAGGGTTTATGACATGTACGTGATGGGCAGCAAGGACCCTTACGGTGTGAATGATGCAGCCCCTCCGGCTGGTATCACTTTCACTCTTGACAATTCTGATGTCACGAATCCTCTTCTAAAGATGGATTTGGTTGGCGGTGAGGTCGCTAATGCGGCTACTCAAGCCGCTGGTGTTGATGTTTGGATTATTCTCGGCGGTCTCCGTTGAGCCTTTACTATGAGGACTCCGTTCATTGGTCCTCTGGTGCTGTCCCTGTTGACTCCGGCCCCACTGGTTCAGTGGCGGTCGGGGCGACAGGGGTCGGTGCTGGTGTTGCTGTGCCTGACGCAGGTGCGTTGAGCTGCAACGGTCGAAATTCCAGCAATCAGAGATGCGGCAAAGGTACTGAAGCGTTGTGTGAAGAACACAAAGAATTGATGGGACAACATGTCTTTGCCACAAACAGGCGCCGCTACAACAACCTATGATCAAGTTCGTGACTGGGTAAGTGAGGCGGCAGGGTTCGATAACACGAACCCGCTAGAAATAGAGTTAGTCAACGTGTTGATGCTGAATGCGTTGCAGCAGGTGTATGCACAGGTTTGGGATCACCGCTTCTACCAGTATGAATGGCAGTTTGACATTCTTGCTGGCGACTATGTGCCGGAAACGTCACCGGGTGTCCCTGGGACTACTTCCACGATTTTTGACCCGATGTTTAAGGTCATTAACAAGTTCATGCAGGTGTCTGATGGGGCAGAGCTTTGGGAAGCGGAGTCTTTCCCGGCTCAAGCAACTGCGCTGCCAGATGACACTCCGGCTGCTACCCGTGTCGAGTGGAAAGCCTGGGGTGACCAGTTCGCCATCTCTGTAGCCCCTGCGGTCACTGAGTCTTACCGGGTGTTCGGGTACCGGGAATTGGATCGCATCCTGTTCACGGACCATCCCACTAATCCTGGCGAGATTGTTTGGGAGCTTGTAGACCTGCCCGCTGAAACCCATGACGTGTACCAGAAACTCATTCTGGGTTTCTTGTATGCGGCAGTGGATGATTTGGCTGCGTCGGCTCATTGGATTCGTGTGGCTTCAGATGAACTTGCATCCATCCTGAACCCGAATGATGGGAAGTCTACGAACAGGGTTCCTCAGGACACGCAGATATTGAAGATGGGTGGCACTCCTACCCGCACTTCTGCTCGTAACTATTTCGGTTTGTTGGGCACCTGATGGCGTTGTTTGAGAACGTTAAGAGGACGAATCCGAAGGGGTTGACTCAGGACGCCCAGATGGTTATTGATTTCACTGGCGGTTTGCATGTGGGGGCTTCAGCTTCCACGTTTGCCGAGAATGAGGTCCGGGCTGCTACAAATGTGGATTTCAGGCATGAGGGAGGGGTGCGTCGTCGGCGTGCTATAAACCCTTTGACTGCTTCTGATGACATCCTTGGGGGCCTTGGCGGCACGCCTGGTGGTGGAGTGATCCCTTTCAACGATGCGGGAGTGTTGAAGTACTACACGCAGCGTTTAGATGCTTCAACGTTTGCTGGCACGTCGCAGGATTTTGAGTTTGCTCCTGCGTCGGGGTCTTGGGATACGACAGCCGGTGACGTGCAGGGCTATGTGGGCAAGTCTGTCAACATCGTTGATTTCGGTCTTGGCGCTATTGAGACTGTCGGGGATTACGGCTGGTTTCAGGTCGGTTCGAAGTTGTATGTGGGTGATGGTGCGTCTGCGTGGCGGCAGTGGGACGGGACCACTGCTACGACTTTAGGGACTACTTTGCGTTTGGCGTCAGAAAATTGGGAGGGTACTGGTTACCCTGATTTTTCTACGTTCAACAAAGGCGGCATTCCTATTGGTTCGGTTGCGGCAGTATGGGATTCACGTGTCTGGATTGGTGACACGCCTGAGGCTCTTGGCGGTTCTTCTGCCCTCTACTATTCGTTTACTTTTGGTTTGGATGAGGAAGACGGGCCGCTGGATTTTTATGAGGACTGGCAGTATCAGTTCAATCCTGGGTCCGGGTTTCAGGACCGTGTCATAAAGCTCGTGCCCGTTCAAGGGCGTATGTATGTGTTCTTGCCTAACAAGATCATGGTGATTACACCCAGGTTTGGTGAACCAATTGAGGTGTTCTATCAGGTGGACACTTTTACTGACAGCATTGGCGCTGTGGGTCCTCGTTCGATTGTCGAGAATGAGGGGTCGGTCTGGTTTTTTAATAAAGATGAAGGGTTGATGCAGATCACTCCTGACGGCCAGTTGATTGGGCATTCAAAGAAGGTGAAGAAGGCATTTGAGGCTCCGAGGTTGGGGGATGATCTTCTGATTTCTGTGGGCGTCCTCAAGGACCGGGCGTGGGTTTCGTTGCCGACAGGTCAGGCTCTTTGGAACGATGGGACTTACGTTTATGACTGGGTGATTCAGGCGTGGACGTATTACGACATTGGTATTGCCGGGTTTGTCCCTGACACGGACTATGCGGTGGTGAACAAGCCGATTGCGGCGATGGTCGAGTTGGACCGTGAGGACGATTTCACTGTCGACTATTTCGGGCAGGAGCGTTTGGATGCGACCGCACGGACTGAACGGGACATTATTGGTTCGTTCTCAACCATGTGGTTTGATGCGAATTTGACGGAAGCGTTTAAGACGTGGCGGGCTTTCGAGTTCCTAATGGATTCGTGTTATTTGCAGTCAATGACTGTGAATGTTTATCGTGATTGGGAGCCCCGGTCTTTGGGTGATTCGTGGACGTTTGACACGTGGAATCCTGATGTGTTGACAGCGACGGCTACCCCGATCACGTATACGGAGTCGACGGTGTTGTCTGCTACTACGTCTGAGCGTGAGCCTTTTTGGGATGATCCGACTGAGACGTCTGTGGGTATTTCCACTGATCTGGATTTGGGTTACTCGTACGGTACGTATCCGCTGGCTGTGCGTCAGCGTTCTCGGGTTTCTTCACGGTCTGTGTCGTTAGTGTTTACTGCTCAAAACAGTCAGTCTTGGTCGATGGACAGGTTGACTTTGTTTTACAAGCGTCGGCCGGTTAGGACTTAGTTATGGGTGGCATAAACCTTCTTCAGAGTGAATGGAACATTGATGGGCCTTCTGTCCCACTTAGTGGTGGCGGAGAGTCTTTTTACGACGAGTCGTGGGTGATCAAAGTCCCTGACCCTGGGGATGGTACGAAAGGCCCGATCCTCACTGTGTGGACTGGACCGGAAGGTCCAAATTTCAAGACTGCAATGGAGACAAACCTTCCATTAGGCTTCGAGATTGAGAGGGTGTCCAATGGGCTGATTAATAGCCCGGTGGACCGTGGTGGGGTCGGTTTTCTTGGTGATGCATTTCAATCAGCGGGGAACACCTTTGATTTCGTTAATCAGTTGGAGAGCGCTATAGGCCCTGAATATGCCCAAAATTTGAGCTATCTGGGTCCAGACCTTTACGATGCGTTAAATGGCCTGAGCAGTTCTGGCGGCGGTTCTGGCGGCGGTTCTGGCGGCGGTTCTGGCGGCGGTGTCAACTCGGCGCAGCTTGCGGCTATAAACAGGGCGATTACCGAGGAGAACCGGGCGAGAGCGCTGCGGGATTCTTTAGCGTCCATTGATAGCCGTATCGCCAATGTCGGGTTTGACGCTCAGGCGGCAGCAATGAAGGCTGCTTATGACCGGCAAAAGATTGAGATAAGCCAGCAGCGCCTTTATGACCAGCAAGGGTTCGCTGCCCAAAACTTTGACCTGGGCACAAGGAAGCTTGACTCCAATCTCGAGTTCGGGCTGGACAACATTGCCCGGACTGAGAGCCGGATCGAGTCCAATTTCGATTTCGCTCAGAGAGACTTTGACCTTGCTAACAGGGGTCTGCTCGAGAATGAAGCGTTTGCTGGGGACGACTCTGATTTAGCGAACCGCAGTTTGGATTCCCGTGTCGACTTTTTGAATGAGTCGAATGATCTTTCCACTGAGCGGTTTGGGGTTCTTGGCGGCGATATTGAACGTAATGCCGGGTTGCAGCAGGCGGGTGTTGACATCTCTGAGAGGGGTGTCAGTCGGGGTAGTTCTTTGCAGGCTGACCCGTTTCGAAGGTTCACGAGCACAGTGTCTGGGGATGCGTACCAGTCGAAGGTGCGGGCTTATTCGGAGTCTGTGCGTAAGGCCCGTGTGGCCGATCAGATTGATCAGCTTGATTTGGCTCGCCAAAACATTGAGGAGCAGTTGGCTCAGGCCCAGTCGGCTCTTGATTTCCAGTCGGCCCAGCAGGGTTTGGCTCATGATGATGCTTTGAAGAATGTCGGGTTCCAGCGTGAGCAGGCCCAGTTGACTCTTGAGAAGCAGTTAGCTCAGATTGCCCGTGATAAGCAGGCGATCATTGACCGTGAGGCTAAGGCTGAGGTTGACCGGATTTTGGATCTGGAGGACACGGCTGCGAAGGCAGAGGAACTGAAAACGAATACCGGGTTCCAGCGAGAAGGTCTTCAGCTTTCTCGTGCTGACCAGATGTCTTTGATCCAGGCGGGTCTTTATACGGGTAATGCGAGCCTGGATTTCGCGAATCTCACGGAGTTGATGGCGGAGCAGCGGAGAGAGCAGGACTTGCAAACGTTGCAGGTAGCCAGGTACAACACTATGAC